AATAAAAAAAATTTGTCATTAAATAGCTAAAACTACTTTTTATTTTTGCTAGATTTATTGACATCATACTTATTTTTGTTTTCTTTAGCTATCTGTAAATCAGTTTGTTTCATATTTTGCATAGCTGCTAGCTTCTGTTGTTCAATAGCTAGCTTCTGTCTACTAAGGGTTTCTTTAGATGATTGGATAGATTGTTTAAGACCCATAGTTTGCTGGAACTCATCAGTCTTTCTTAATGTATCCATCTGATCAGCATAGTCTGATTGCATGTTTTTATCTATATCTTGCATAGCACCATAACCTGCAGACTTAATTTCAGCTACTAATAAATCTCTTCTTCTGTCTTTTTCTTTCTCCATAGCTGTAGAATCAAGTTCCATTTGTTTTTCCTTGGTTCTTTGCTCTATCTCCATCTGCTTCATTCTTTCATTAGACTGCATTTCTTCTTGTCTTGCAGCAGTAGCTTTAGCATCTGTCTCTTTAAGAACATGTGTTAATTCAGCTAATGTTTCAGCTGCCATTACATTACCTAAGTCATAGATACTTGCACCAGCTGTATTATTACTTATAGCAAGTTGTTTCATTTGCTCTAGCATATTACGGTGGTTAGCCTTAGTTGTACAGAATACATTGATATCTCTAAGTAATAGATCAGTACCATTAATCTCAAAGTTAACATTCTCATCTGCAGATGTCATATACTGAAGTCTGATAGATGGTTTCTTAGAATGATAATACTGAGCCAGGTCAGTTCTCATCTGGTGTACTCTAGGCATTAGATAATCAGAGTGTTGCATAAAGTATACTTCTGTTTGAGCATATGAACCAGATATTGCTTGTTCTACACCTGTAGCAGTATTTGTTTGCCCAATCTGTTGACCCAATCTTTGTGGAGTGATACCTATTACTTCAAAGCATTGTTGTTTAAAGTAGTTAGCCATCTGGATCCTAGATAACATACGTTGTGTTTGTTCTAGGTTCATTACTTGGAAATGCTGGAAATTAAGAGCATTTTCTGTATTAGTAATGGATGTATCTAAAGGTAGCATCTGAAAGTTCTTCATAGCTACATAAGCTTTAGCTAAGTTGTTAGGACCCCAGTCTTCTCCTAAAGAATGTTTAGGTAATGCATTTTGATCTAACATGATTACTGTACCTAGTTCATCTACTAAGATATCTGCAATCTGGTTGTTTACTATGTTATAACCTATTTGGAATGGTTTCATTAAATCTACCATAGCTGTAGATCTAGTGTTACGGTCAGAGAATACAGCACCTTCTACCGGTAATTTACAACCGTAAAGTGTACTGTCTCCTTTAAACTGGAACTTTAACTTACCCATTTTGTTTTGACCAATACCTAAATACATAGGATTGATACCTCCAGGATTATTCATACCCCAGAATGATGGATGATTAGGTCCTATCTTTACACCACCCCATACTTCATTAATCCAGATCCATTCTATATGTTCACCAAAGATTAAGTTATCCTTAGTTTTGTTTTTAAATAAAGCTGTATTATATAATGGTTTGTCTGTTATTTTATAGTCTTCATCTACAATGTCTACTAATACTTCACCTTGTTCAGTTACTCTAGTAAGGTGCCCTACTTTACGCTGAGATTTCCAGTATGCTGTAGTTGTTCTAAGCATAAAAGCCATACCCATATCTTTGTAATCTTCTGACTCACCCATTACCCAGTTTACAATATCTCCACCATTATAGATAAAGTTATCATACATGGATACAAACTGACGGTAAGCTAAAGATGGCATACTAGTATTCCACTCATGAGACTTAGTTGCATCATAGTAAGAACCATCATTTTGGTAACCTTGTAAAGGATAACCTGCAGATCTTACAGGATATATAGCTTCTATAGACTCTAACTGTTCTTGAGTCATTAGGTAACCATACTTATCTATAACATCAGAAACTGTCATCATTTCTATTTTACCTACCCAGTTACCTTGTGATATATATCTTACTTCTGGAGACTTGTGGTAAAAAGTCATCACCGGGTTCCATAGTTCAATATCATAATCATCATCTCCCATTTTAAAGTGCCAGAACTCACGGTCAGTAATTAGCATCTCTCTAAATGCTCTTTCCTCTAGTTCATCCATCTTAAATCTTTCTTCATCTACCTTATACTGGTGACTTGCCCATTGTTCAGACATGCTTCTGTAATCTTTTACAAAGAAGTTTTGAATTTCTGGTAATGATCTAAGTTTCTGAGGATCAGTCTGTTCCTTCATTTGTTCCTGAACTTGTGGATCTTCTGGGTTCATACCTGCCTCAATCATTTTAGCAAGTATCTTTTGTTCAGCATCTGCTAATAGAACTTCTTCTACAGCTTGTCTTTTTTGTTCTAGTAAGTCATTGTAGGAAAACTCATCTACCCCTCTGAAGGTTACTTTAGTATTACGCTTAGCAAACTCAGATACCATTACATTAACCACATTAGGTATAATAGGATAAAACTTTAGTTCTAAAGCACTTACATCCTCTTGTGTTAATGTTTCCATTAACTCCCGGTTCTCATTATTTGGTTCAACTAAGTAGTCTGTTTTATCTATAACACCTTTAGCTAACTTATAGTTTTTCATAAGTCTGCGGGCATTTCTTCTAATCTGTTTAAGACCATTCCATTCTAACCAGTCTAAGTTCCAAGCAGTCCAGTCATCATCTTTATCTTTTCTAGGTATGAACTGTATTGGTTGTGTTATAGATCCCATGCGGTTATACTCCGCTTTGGCACCCTTCTTTAACTGCATTGCATTTAATACTTTCATCTTATCTTATGTTTTTAAATGGAGATCTTTGTTGTCTCATTTGTGAATTAGAGTTTTGCTGACCAATGTGACGGAAAGGACTCACATTCAATTTATACAAATTTTTTGAATTATCCAAGTGTTTTGTGTCTGTTCTTTCAACTCTTTTCTTGTAACCTCTGTTAGCTTGCTGTACTTTAGCAAAAGCTATGAGTGCTGCTAAGGATACTAATCTATCCACATTGACACCATCATCATAAGCTTCCATCTCTACAAAAGCCATGATATCAGGTATTCTTTCTACACCGTAAGTAGTTCTTACTATAGTTCCATCATCTTTAGTTTCATGATAGATCTCTTCTTTAAGAAACTCTATTAGGTAACTTAGCATATGACTCTTAAATAGAGTACCGGTGTTTTTCCAACCATAATCCTGGAATACATTGTTATTAGCTCCTAGGTCTTTTAAGAATAAGATTTGGTTTTTAGGAACTAGATACTTTTGTTTCTTTCTTTGTATCATATGGTTAATGAAGTGAGAGATGTTATTCTCTACTATGGTCCATGCATTATACCATTCTATGATCATTTCTAATCTTTCATGGGTTTTGTTAATGTCATCAAACCTACCACACCATGCTGCTACTATTTTATCAGATTCTGTATATGTTTGTATTTCAGCTTTAGTATGTTTAGTTACTTCTACCGGGTTCTTATAAACATAGATAGAACATAAAGATTCTGAAGTTGTTGTTTTACCTTCACCTACAGGGTCAATAGAAGCATAATAAGTACCCCAAGATGCACCCGCATCTGGTTTTTCCCATACTACAATAGTACCAGTTTTATCTTCTAAGTTTTTAGTAATAGGGAATTGTGAGATAGGTATCTTATTTGTAGACTTACCTTCTACTTTTCCTTCACTGTTTCTCTGTAGTTCTATAAACTCATATGGATAATCTTTATCTTGAATCCTTCTCTTTTGTGCAGATACTAGGTTTACCGGAAACTTAGATACTTTTCTAAATGCAAAAGCTTCATTAATATTCTTAGGATGCTGAGATATCCTTAACTGATATTGCTCAGGTTCTAAATCTCTTTTCCACATGATTCTTTGTTCATCTATTGCTGCTACAGCTTCTTCTACTAAAGAGTTACCGTAGTTATCAATAAATGGAGGCATAGACCATTGTTCAGGAATAAATAATCCAGTCATGCCAATAGTACCTTTATCATCCAGTAAGTTGGTTTCTACTGAATAGATACTATTAGCATCTGGATACAAGATCATACTCTTAAGTGGTTGACATTGATCTAAATCACCTACTGATCCTGCTGCTACAAATAATCCTGTTGTTATCATACCAGACTGCATAGCTGGATACAAGAACTCTACTGTTGTGTTCATCTTAGGAGCAATACCTGCTTCCTCATGAAAGAAGAATGTACAAGGTCCACCTACACCGGATGTAGGGTCTTTATCAAATGTTACTCCTTGTAAAACTCCTTTAAGACCTTTCTGTGATTTCCTACCATTGATAGTTTGCTCAATCTGCTGTTGCCACATTAATACCTTACCTGGATTCATAGGACGGTACCATGCAGTATGTTGATCTAGGAATGACTTATACTCATTAAGAAATTTCCAGGATCCTTTCTCATTGATGTAATCTTTAAGACTTGCACCCATCTTTATAATAGGTGTTTCCTCAAACCATAGAAGGTTTATCATCTTAGCACAGTGATAATAGGAAGAAGCTATTTGTCGTTTCTTGAGTATTGCACAGTGCTTGTAATTGAGCTCTGCCAACAGTTCATATAGTGCCATGTGATACTGGGCATCTCTGACACTGGGGAAGTCAAACTTTCTTTTTTCTTTATCATTAATTGGTAAGAAATTAAGCCACATGTAGTATTCACGTGGTAATAACCATTCTCCTGTAGCATCCCTGTATATGACACCGTATCTGCATTTTTCTTTTTCTGCATCCCAGTATTTTCTGTAGTCTTTGCTACCCATTGGTCCACTAAAGAAGTAACCATTTTTCCTAAAGAAGTCAGCTTGTTCTGTAAATAGTATAGATGTTTCATTAAAGTTGTATTTACCTGGTTCTTTAAATAGGGTTAAGGCATAAGCTTTATATTCATCTTTTGTTTCAAAGATGGTATAAGTCCATTGCCCAAGTTCCCAAGTTGGGATCTTTATATAACTCATTTTAAAAGTTTTTTAATTTTAACTGGATCTCCATTAGTTTTGATAATGATATCTACAAGTGTTTCATACTTTTTAGATATAAGTACATTTTTTAAAGTACCATTAAAATAACCATCAGCATCTTCTCTTTTAAAGACTCCCCAGTGTTTTGTGTATGGGTTGTAATGAAACAACCAATCATATAGTGCTTCCATAATTAATTTATTT